ACTTTAGCAGAAATAAGAGCAAAACTTCAAGAACAAGAAGTAAAACGTTCACCAAATAGTTCAGGAGGCGACAACGCAATTTATCCGTTCTGGAACATTCCTGAAGGCACAACAGCAACACTAAGATTTTTATCAGATAAAGATCCAAACAATACATTCTTTTGGGTAGAAAGACAAATGATCAGATTACCATTTGCTGGTATCAAAGGATCATCTGAAGCAAAACCAACTACAGTACAAGTTCCTTGTATGGAGATGTGGGGAGAACCATGTCCAGTATTAAGCGAAATTCGTCCATGGTTTAAAGACCCAAGTTTAGAAGACATGGGTAGAAAATATTGGAAAAAACGTTCATATATTTTCCAAGGTTTTGTTGTTAACTCTCCAATGGAAGAAGATTCAACACCAGAAAATCCAATTAGACGTTTTGTAATTAATCCGTCAATCTTTAACATCATTAGATCAGCATTGATGAATCCAGATATGGAAGATCTGCCAACTGATGTTGAAAAAGGTAGAGACTTTAAATTAACCAAAACTCAAAAAGGTGGTTACGCAGATTATTCAACATCAACTTGGTCTTTCAAAGAAAGAACAGTAAGTGATAGTGAACGATCAGCAATTGACTCTCATGGACTACATAATTTAGGCGATTATCTTCCTAAGAAACCTTCTGCAGAAGAAGTAAAAATAATTGCAGAAATGTTTAAAGCATCTGTTGATGGTGAATTATATGATGAAAGCAGATTTGGTCAACATTATAGACCAGCTGGCATGGCATCATCACCAAGAACAAATAGCAATAGTGCAACAACTACAACAGCGGCACCAACAGCGGCACCAGTGGCTCCAGTAGCACCTGCGGCACCAGTTGTTGAAACTGCGGCACCAGTTGTTGAAACTACTACTGCTACAGCACCTGCGGCACAGCCAGAAGTGGCAACTGCTACAGCAACAGCAACAGCAACAGATGATAAGTCAAAAGCATCAGCAGATGATATTTTGGCTATGATTAGAGCTAGACAAAGTAAGTAAAATCGTATATAGTATTAGTGCATGAGCAATCATGCACTATTACAGACAAGGAGAAATTATGGTAAGACCATTTGACGTAAGTAAATTTAGAAAGTCAATAACAAAAAGCATTGGTGGTATTTCTACAGGTTTTGATTCTGATCCAGACACATGGATATCAACAGGAAACTACTGTCTAAACTATTTGATTAGTGGCGACTTTAATAGAGGTATACCGCTAGGCCGTGTAACAATGCTGGCAGGTGAATCAGGTTCTGGTAAAAGTTTGATTGCTTCTGGTAACATTATTAAAAATGCACAAAAGCAAGGCATATTTTGTATTGTGTTTGATTCAGAAAATGCATTAGATGAAAATTGGTTACGAGCATTAGAAGTAGATACATCACCAGAAAAATTAATGCGTATTAATGTTGCAATGATTGATGATGTAGCAAAAACTATTTCTGAGTTTGTATCAAGTTATAGAGCAGACTACGGATCTTTAGAGCAAGGCGACAGACCAAAAGTTATGTTTGTAATTGATTCATTGGGTATGTTGTTAACTCCAACAGATGTTGCACAATTTGAAAAAGGTGATATGAAAGGTGATATGGGTAGAAAACCAAAAGCCTTAACAGCACTTGTAAGAAATTGTGTTAATATGTTTGCTGAATTAAATTTAGGATTAGTTTGTACGAATCACACATACGCATCACAAGATATGTTTGATCCAGATGATAAAATTAGTGGCGGACAAGGATTTGTATATGCAAGTTCAGTTGTGGTTGCTATGAAAAAATTAAAACTAAAAGAAGATGAATCAGGAAACAAAATATCCGATGTTACTGGTATTAGATCAGCAGTTAAAGTAATGAAAACAAGATTTAACAAACCTTTTGAATCAGTACAGGTAAAAATTCCATATGAAGCAGGAATGGACCCGTACAGTGGTTTAGTTGATCTCTGTGAGAAAAAAGGATTGTTGGTCAAAGAAGGTAATAGACTCAAATACATTGATCGTTTAGGTAAAGAACACAAACATTATAGAAAAGATTGGACAGGTGAAAATCTTGATCTTATAATGGCAGAGTGGGATAATGTCAAGTCGGAGGTAGAAGCAGAAGAACCTGCTAAAGCGGAGGCATAAATTATGACAGAAGATATCCAAGTGTTAATTGAAGCATGGGACAAATTAAAAAATTATGTGCCAGCAAAAGATAGACTTGATGCGGCAATTGCCTACGTAACTTTAATTGATGATTATGGTGCAGATGAATCTGATTGGAGAGAAGTTTTTTCTCATTCAAGTCATTTGCATGATGCATACAATGAAGTTTATGGTGAAATGGAGCAAGAAGAAGATCCATATAACGAAGATGAAAACGAGGACTACTAATGATTAACTGGTATGGGTTAGTTTCAAAAGATTTAGGCAAGTTGCCTGATTGTATTGATCATTACATGAAAGAACTTGAAGAAGCCAGAGTAGAAGCAGGACTAGTAGGTAATATCGAACGTAATGCTTCACATATACCCGGCGTAGTTGAACATAGATTTAATCAACTACAAGAAATTGAAGCCATACTAGAACATCTTAATATAGAATTGCGTAGAACAAGAGCAAAGCATTATAAGAAATTCTTAGAAGCATACCAAAGAGCTTTGACATCAAGAGATGCTGAAAAGTACATTGATGGTGAAGATGAAGTTGTTGCTATGAGTCAACTTATTAATGAGTTTGCTCTTGTACGTAATAAGTATCTTGGCTTGTTAAAAGCAATTGATGCCAAGCAATTTCAAATCAATAATATTGTTAAATTAAGAGTAGCAGGATTAGATGACGCAGAATTATACAGCAAAAACTCAAGGTAAATCAAATCAATACAGTTTTAAGAATCATGAAGATGATCCTATGGAACAAATGCGTAGATCAATATTGGCAAAAGAAAATCAAATACAGCAATTAAAAAGATCTATAGCAGACGAAGTTAAGGAAAAGTATTCTTTATACAAAAGAGTAAAAGAACTTAATGAAGAATTGTATAGGTTAAAAAATAAATCTAAGAATAGTCTTTAAGAGGACCACCATATTTTTGGCCACGTACTTTTTTGCCTCTTAGGGTTTTACCATCATGTTTTTTACCACTATCTCGAGAACGTAAACCCTGTGATTTACAACTGGCCTCATCGGAAGCACCAAGTTTTTTATCACTTCTACACACAGAAGTTGGCACTTTGCCCTTCCATTCGCTTATGAGATCGTTGATTTTCATACAATTATTTAGCCAAAAAGTGTTGACAAACTAGGTAAATATGCTATAGTTAGTATTATGAAAACTTATAAAATATTTATTTTGTCAGTTATTATTTTGGTATTGGCAGGATTATTTTTTCCAAAAACATTAGCCAGTGCTGACAAACAAATTGATTTTTATGACCAACCAATTGAAAGCAACGAACAGTTTGTAAAACAAATTTTTAATTGTGTACAACATTTGTATTCTGATTATGCAAAATATCCAATTGGTAGGCAAGTACCTTTTGATTTAATTGTAGCCATGGCGGCTTATGAAAGTGCTTGGGGGCAATCAAGGTTTGCTAAGGAAGGTCATAATTATTTTGGAATTAGGACTTGGGATTTAAAAAATATTCCACATATGAAAGCAAAGAAAAGACCAGATGCTCCATGGGGTGTAAGAAAATATTCCAATATGTGTGCTTGTATAGAAGATTATATTCAGATACTAAACAATCATCCAGCATACAAAGAATTTAGAGATGCAAGAAGTTGGGAAATTCATATGTACGGGTATACCAATGCAACTACACTCTCTAGTTTTTTAATTGCTTGGAGCGAACTTGGTGAATTGTATACAGAAAAATTGCGTAAAATTATTTTGTTAATTCATAAGCAAGGGTATTATAAAGAGCTACCAGTTAATCTTAGAGGCCAGATTGTTTACCAAGACAAGTAAGCTCTTGCATTTTTACTTTAAATAAGTTATTATAGTGTTATGTCAAAAACTGCGAAATTAATAATTAGAGATGAAGTCAATGTAAAGTTTGAAGGCCTTGATGTGATAACAAGGCGTAAAATTTCTGACAAACTGAAATTCTTTTTGCCGTATGCATATCATTTGCCTGCCTACAAGTTAGGTAGATGGGATGGTAATATACGTTTTTGTGACATAGGAGGAAGAACATATTTGAATTTACTGGATAGAATACTTCCTGTTATTGAAGAACAAGATTATGAAATTGATATTGAAGACAATAGAAATGTACATGAGTTTAAATTTGAAAAAATCGATGAAAGTTTACACTTTAAAAAAGCATGGGGACCAAAACACCCACAAGCCGGCCAGCCAATAGTATTAAGAGATTATCAAGTAGAAACAATCAATAAATTTTTAGAAAATCCACAATGCTTACAAGAAATTGCCACTGGTGCTGGTAAAACAATTATAACAGCAACATTATCACAATTAGTTGAACCATATGGAAGATCAATTGTAATCGTGCCTAACAAATCACTTGTTACACAAACAGAAGCAGATTATAAAACACTTGGATTAGATGTTGGTGTGTATTATGGCGAAAGAAAAGAGTTTGATAAACAACACACGGTTTGTACTTGGCAAAGTCTAAACAACATGCTTAAAAAAACTAAGAAATTTGAAGCAGAAGTAAACATAGGTGACTTTTTAGATGGTGTTGTGTGCGTTATGGTAGATGAAGTGCATCAAGCCAAAGCAGATGTGCTTAAAACACTATTAACAGGCCCATTTGCTAGTGTGCCAATTAGATGGGGACTTACAGGTACTATACCAAAAGAAGATTATGAAAAAGCATCATTACAAGCAAGTCTTGGTGAAGTTATCAATACATTGTCAGCAAGTGAATTACAAGACAAAGGAGTGTTGGCAAACTGTCATGTTAATGTTGTGCAAACACAAGAAACAAATGCATTTTCAACTTATGCAGGTGAACAAACATTTTTAGTAACAAATGAAACACGTTTACAATTTATTGCTGATCTAGTTGACACAATGAGAGCAGAAGGAAACACACTTATTTTGGTTGACAGAATTAAAACAGGACAAGCACTTGAAGATATAATTGTTGATTCGGTATTTGTTCAAGGTCGAACTAAACTAGAAGATAGAGAAGAAGAGTACGACAGTATTGCAACAGAGCAACACAAAGTCATTATTGCTACATATGGAGTAGCGGCAGTAGGAATTAATTTGCCAAGAATATTTAATTTGGTATTAATAGAACCAGGTAAATCTTTTGTAAGAGTAATACAGTCAATTGGTAGAGGTATTAGAAGAGCAGAAGACAAAGACCATGTAGAAATATGGGATATAACAAGTGCTTGTAAATTTTCTAAACGTCATTTGACAACAAGAAAAAAGTTTTACAAAGAAGCAAATTATCCTTTCACAATTGAGAAAGTAAACATAGAATGAACATATTAACAGTTGATAATAACACATATAATCTAAATGCAGTGCCTAATGAAGTTGACGATTTGCAGTATTGCGTGTTAGATTGTTCAAACGCAAAAGCATTAGACTACTTTTATATTCCACTTATATTTTTAGAATCTTTTAATGCTCCAGCAGTAATTTTAGATATTGGTGGACAGACATTTGAAATGCCAATGGATTGGAGTATAATGATTGGTGAAAAAGAAATGGGGCAATGTGAAATGGTACCATTAACAAGTTTAAACGACAGAGGATTTGAAGCATTTGTATACAATCCATTTTCGGGGTATACACACGACTTCAAAGAAATTAAAATAGTAAATGTGTTTCAAGAAGTAAAATGGTTTTTTCCAAAACTTAAAAATGGACACATACTAACAACACCATTAACAGCAGGAGATAAACCAAACTGTGTTTATTTTGCAAAAGAACTAAATCAAATTCCTGATGTAATGCAAGTAGGAGACTTAATATGAAAATAGCAAACAAAGACCCAAGCAAAGGACATTTTTACATGAGTTTAATTAAAAGTATTTTTAGATTCATCGCATCTGGATTATTAGGATGGGCAGGATATATATTATGGTCAGCAAATATGTACACTGATATTTTTATTGCTGATTCTGGACTCTTTATGATGTTGGCAGGAGCAATGTTATTTTTAGCAGAAGCACTGGGCATAGCAGAGGAAATGGTATAGTGGCGGCAACAACTAAAAAAATAAATTTGAATCAAATGTTGTACAATATTGATATGGCAAACTCAAAGTGGTATGATAGTTTAGATGAAGAAGAGAAAAAAACTTTTTCCCCATACACTGCAATGAGATTCACAAGCAATGTTCAAGGGCAAAAAGCATTTAAAGAACACTATATACTTTCTGTAAATGAATTTGCTAATAAGCATTTTGGTACTACACAAAAGCATGAAGGTGATTCAGTAATGTTTTGGAAGTTGTTATCACTTGCAGGTATTAAGAAAAAAATGTTTCATCCATGGGTAAAAGCACCAAAAGGCAAAGGTAAGAAAACTGGTATAGATAAATTGTTATCAGAGTGTTTTCCACATGCTAAAAACGATGAAATAGAAGCATTAAAGCAAATTAATGATGTTGATGGCTTTAAAAAATTAGCACGTCAACAAGGATGGACAGACAAAGAAATTAAAGAAATAGGCAAATAATGTTTGAGTGTAAGTATTGTGGAAAAAAATTTACAAAAGAAACAACTCTATCGGTACATCTGTGTGAACCAAAAAGGAGGTTTCAACAAAAAGATGAACGTTTTGTACAGTTAGCATTTAGATCATATCAATACTTTTATAAGTCGACTATGCCACAAACACAAAAAGATAGGTCATATGATGACTTTGCAAAAAGCAAATATTACACAGCATTTACAAAATTTGGTAGATACTTGTATGATGTACATGTGGATGATCCTAGCAAGTATGTTGATTACTTGTTGAAAAATATGGTAAAGATTGATAGATGGCATTTAGATTCTGTGTATGAAAAATACATTAAAGAACATTTAAAGAAAGAACCTGCACAGTTGGCAGTTGAACGTGCTGTTGTTATAATGAAACGTTGGGGAATTGATAATGGTCAAGATTTTAATAATTGCTTAGAAAACATAACACCAAACAGAGCAGTACACTTTATTAGATCAGGAAAACTATCTCCATGGGTGCTATACAATTGTGAAAGTGGTGTTAAACTATTAGAAAGTTTTAATAACGAACAAGTTGGGCTGGTGCATGATTATATTGATCCTGATTACTGGACAGCAAAGTTCCAAATGGCACAACAAGATGTAAAGTTTGTTGAAGAGGTGCTAGAAACAGCAGGATTGTAATGACAGATTATAACGAAGGTATACCAGAAATAGTAGCCAAAGTTGCTAACAAAAGCGATAATGAAACTGTAAAAGAAAAATGGGAAGAATTAAAAACACTAGTGCATCTAGTACATAAAGATGAAGTATTAAGGCAAAGAAAAAAATTAGATGATTGGAAAAGTGGAATGAATGATGTCAATAGAAAGTTATCACAATTGCAACAGTCGTCATGGGGTGTTGGTATAGAAGAAGACAATGATTATACATTCCATACTAGTTATGCAGGTGGTAGTTTGTCTTTGGACGACTACGGAACAACAGCAATGTCAACTACTTTTGATGATGACTTTGAAAGCATAGAAGAAGATAATCAAATAAAATTAAATTTTCCTATGACTAAAGAAGAAGAATACATTAATGCAGGATTTACACCAGAGCAAATAAAACATATAGAAGAAAACACAACATCAACACCGTTATCAGAATATGAAGCAATTGAAGAACTATCTAAAGAAAAAATTAAACAACAGAAAGATCCAAAACATAATCAATGGTAAACATAGCAAAAACAGATATTGATATTGATGTGAAGAACAGGGATGTTTTATTAGAAAAACTAAAACACATACCTGCCAGTATTATAAATGATGGTGAAATTAAAAAACACAATACTGGAGTTTATTTTACTGATATACCAACACATCCGTTTACTAATTCTGCAAACATTGATTACAAACAAGCAGAAGATAGAGGTTATTTTAAATTAGATGTATTAAACGTAAGTGTGTATGAACAAGTTAAAAATGAAAAACATCTACAAGAATTAATTGATCAAAAACCTGATTGGAGTTTGCTAGAACACAAAGAAATTGTTGAACAATTGTTTCATATACATAATCATTTTGATATTGTTAATAAATTAAAACCAAAGTCAGTTGAAGAACTGGCGGCAGTATTAGCAATAATACGTCCTGCTAAAAGAAACTTGCTTAATGCAACTTGGTCAGAAATTCATAATAGTGTTTGGATAAAACCACAAGATAATACTTACTACTTTAAAAAGAGTCATGCTATTGGATATGCATTAGCAATTTGTGTACAAATGAATTTAATGTCTAACTGTCAGACTTTTTAACCAATTGAATTTGGCGTCTTTTAATTCTTTTCTTTACAATATTATTTAAACTTGTAGTTGGGCCAAAAACCATTTTGGTATCTTTGGTAGTAAATGTTTTTAGCCAATTTTGATATATATGAAAATCACCTGCTAAAAATATGTTGATTGGAATTATTCTATTTGATTCCCACCACCAAACATCACCTAATCTTAAAAATTCAGTTCTTAGTTCTTCAGTTGGGATATCATCATACACATAGATGCTAGTTACAAAATCATCTTGATTTTGCAGTATACCTACGTATTCGTTAACACCGTGTTTCATACACGATAAAAAAGGAAATTTTTCTGCTAGTTCGTTATAGTCCATGTGTTACTTTTTCTTTACATTATACTTTCAATACTTCTATTTAGCAACATAAATATATATGAAGTTTAAGGAAAACATAGTATGACAGTAACCGTATATGTATATGACGATACTCATACAGTGATAGTAAATACAAGTGCAAGACAAGGTAGTACAACAATGTATGATAAAACTATAAAATTGTATCAAGGTATTGATAACACTGTGAAGTTTGCGTTAAAAGACAACGACAGAAAAGCAGTTAATTTAACTAATTTAACTGTAACGTTTAACGTAGTAGACGCAACTACAAACGAATCAATACTTAAAAGACCATTAACAGTGTCAAATGCTGTGCAGGGTCTTGCTCAGATTAATTTACCAGCATCAGATTTAGATAATATATCCGGTGGATTTTACAACTATTCATTATATACTACAAACACTAGTTCAGAACAACAAGTGGTGTTTACAGACCTCAATGAAGCGGCAAATGGCACTTTAGAAGTAGTTGAAGGTGTTGCTTCAAGTCCAAGAATAACTGAAGAAATGTCAACATTTACTTATGATACAGCACAATGGTATAATTCAAATGCAGTTTCTGGAGCAACAGAAAGAAATTTAACTTCTTCAAATCACACTATTGCAACTTATACTTCTTCGTTTGATGGATTATACAAAGTCCAAGGTTGCATGGATGCCACAGCAAGTTTAGATGATGCAAATTGGTTTGATATTACATTAGACAATGGAAATGCATCGGTAACAGTTACAAATGCAACAGCAATAGAATCATACAACTTTACCACTCAAGCAAAATGGATTAGAGTAGCATATGATCCAGATACAAGTAACAGTGGTACCTTTGATAAAGTCTTATTAAGGAATTAAAATGCCAATCCAGTCAATGGAGATTAAAGAAATCAAAACACAAGGTTTTGAAAGAGTAGTTCACGGTTATCACGAAGCAAGTAATTTCAGTGCCTACATAGCAATTCACACATTAAAAAATGGTCCTGCTTTTGGTGGCATACGTTACTGGAACTACAAAGACAATCATCGACCTTATCTTGATGTACAAAAACTTGCAGAAGCAATGACAGAAAAATGCATGGTAGCAGGTATAAAATTAAGTGGTGGAAAATCAGTAGTGCAACAATCCTATCATAGAGAAATAGGACAATGTGGTGTTGAAGAAAAAAGAATTTTTCCTTATCTAGGAGAACTTATAAATCATCTCAATGGTGATTACTATGGCGGATTAGATGTTGGATTTGATTACAAAATGTTACAACGTTTGAGAAATTATACAGAATATACAACAACATATTCTGATCCAGATATTGGCGGATCATGTACTGCTTACAGTGTTTACAATGCAATGTGTGGAGCAGTAAAATATGTGTTTGATAAAGACTCACTTGAAGGATTATCTGTAGCCATAAAAGGTTTAGGAAAAGTTGGATACCAATTGGTCAACTATCTTGTTGAAGACGGTGTAAAGTTATATGTTGCTGATAGTAATACAGCACAGATTGATTTATTGAAACCAATAATGGCAAAATATCCTTTTACAATAAATGTTGTTAGTACAGATGATATACACAAACAAGAGGTTGATGTATATTCTCCTTGTGCATTAGGAAACGATATCAAACTTTCAAAAATACCTGATATGAAATGTAAAATTATTTGTGGTGCGGCCAATAATCAATTAGATATAGTAGATACTGGGTTGGCTAAAAAACAATTACTTGATAGTAAAATCACTTACGTTCCAGATACTCTGGCAAATGTTGGAGGAGTTTTTAGGTCAGCAGGAGTCATACTAAATTCAAGAAATGAAGAGGAATCTTTTAAATTAATACAGACAGTACGTGATAGAACTATAAAAATATTAGAATTTGCCACCCAAGCAAACATAAATCCAGCCGATGTATGCACGGAAATAGGACAAGCAATAACAGGTAAACCAAATAGATTTAAAATGGGTCTAAGTGGTATAAGTGGTGTACGTAGTGGAAATAATACTTACAGGATTTAATTGACTTTTTGGCAAAAGTGTTATAATATATAACACATGGAACTACAAAACACAATCATTACACACATGCCAGGCAAAAGGAAAAAGACGCCTAGTGGCTGGACAACAATAAATTGTCCAATGTGTACTACAAATGGCCAATCAAGACCTGATAAAAGATCACGTGGTGGATTTAGATTTATTGACGGGGTAGTTTATCATTGTTTTAACTGTGGATTCAGTACAAGTTATAAACCAGGCAAAACATTTGGTAAAAAAATGACAGGACTATTACGTGGCATTGGTGTTCCAGATAATGAAATAAGAAGACTACAACTTTTGGCTATACGTGAAAAAGAAAATAATCCAAACGTAGAAGAAAAACCAAAGCCAAAAGTCAGTTGGAGAGAAATTCAATTACCAAAAGGATCAAAACCTTTAATAGAAATAATAAAGCAAGACACTCCATCAGAAGATGCAATATGGGTGTACAAACATATTATTGATAGAGGATTAGATCATCATGGTGATTTTTACTGGTGCAATGATACATATTTAGATTTAAATAGAAGATTTATTGTGCCATTTTATTACAATGGCAATACAGTTGGTTATACATCAAGAATAATTGACAACAACAAAAACAAGCCAAAGTATTTTACTAACTCACAACCTAATTATATGTATAATATGGATGTGTTGAGTAAGCAAAGAAAATATTTGATTGTGGTAGAAGGTGTGCTAGATGCGTTAAGTATTGATGGACTAGCAGTGCTACACAACAAACTAAATCAAGTGCAAATTGATTTGATAAAAGAATTTGATGGAGAAATTATTGTGTGTCCAGATAGAGATGCGGCAGGATCAACGTTAATTGATCAAGCAGTTGACAATGGATGGGCAGTTAGTTTTCCGCCATGGCAGGATCACATCAAAGACTGTGCTGATGCTGTAAAACACTATGGACAGTTGTTCACAGTAAAAAGTATTATTGACAGTCGGGTAAATAATAAAACAAAAATAGAAGTATTAAGAAAAATTGCGTAGGAGAAATAATGGCAACTTTAGATAAAGACAACAAGAAAAAATCTGGTCCTGATAAACCACAACAACCACTACAACCAGGAATGATGATGTGGGAGGCTGGAATAATGTATTTCAGTGATGGCTTTGACAGTAATTCAACCAAACCAGTGATACAAGCAATAATTGAAAAAAACTTATTGCCTGATTCAGTAAGACCAAAAGAATTAACATTGGTAATTAATTCGCCAGGTGGACAAGTACACTCAGCATTTGCATTAATAGACACAATGAAAGGGTCAGCGATTCCTGTGAAAACAGTAGGACTTGGTATGATTGCATCATGTGGACTATTAACATTTATGAGTGGTACAAAAGGTCGCAGAGTTATTACACCAAACACATCTATACTATCACATCAATACAGTTGGGGCAGTGTGGGTAAAGAACATGAATTGTTTGCAAGAGTAAAAGAGTTTGAATTGAGTACAGCAAGGATGATAGATCATTATAAAAAGTGTACTGGTTTAAGCGAAAAGAAAATTAGAGAAATACTACTACCTGCTGAAGATGTTTGGTTAAGTGCCAAAGAAGCAGTTAAGTACGGTATTGCAGATAAAATTGTTTCAACTTATTAAGGAGTACTTGTATGAATGAAGAAACTAAAAACTTTATACAAAGCAATATTGAAAAAAACAATATATGTTTGTTTATGAAAGGTACACCAGATGCACCGCAATGTGGATTTTCTATGGCAGTTGCAAATATACTAAAAGGTTTAGAAGTTGAGTTTACAGGTGTAAATGTATTAGCGGATCAAAATCTTAGAGAAGGTATTAAAGTTTTCAGCGATTGGCCAACTATACCACAACTTTATGTTAATGGAGAATTTATTGGTGGTTGTGATATTATAAAAGAAATGTATCAAGATGGTGAATTGCAAACAGTGTTAGGTATAAAATAGTGGAAGTTACACTTATTGATAAAATGGGATCAGACTTAACTGTAGTGAATGCCGCTAGAGTTAGTTTTGGAAAAAACAAAGAGTTGTTTGATGCATCAGATGAAAAGTTAATTTCATTTCTAGCAAGGCATAATCATTGGTCTCCGTTTGCACATTGTAGTGTGCAGTTTAGAATTAAAGCACCAATTTTTGTTGCAAGACAGTTAGTAAAGCATCAAGTTGGTTTAAGTTGGAATGAAATCAGCAGACGTTATGTTGATTACGAACCTGAATACTATATGCCTAAAAACTGGAGACTACGAGCTGAAGATAAAAAACAAGGTAGCAGTAGTGAAACAATTGAGTACGATATCGCTAATACAATAAAAAATGCTAATACAACCTACAATGATATGCTGGCCAAAGGCATTGCTCCTGAATTAGCAAGAATGGTATTGCCACAAAATATGATGACAGAATGGTATTGGAGTGGAACATTATACGCATTTGCTAGGGTATGTGAATTAAGATGTGCTGAAGATACTCAAGCAGAAACAAGAGAAATAGCAGATTCAATTGATGAATTTTGTAATACAGAGTTTCCATACAGTTGGAAACATTTAAGACTTGAAAAACAAAAAGAAAATGTGTAGTATAATATAATGAATGATTTAAAAGATTATAATGAAGATTTACAAAAACTATTTTTAGAGTTTTGTGCAACAGATCCTGAACTGTTTGTCAGAGTAAAAAATATTGTTAAAGTAGAATATTTCTCACGTAAACTAGCCAATGTAACAAAGTTCATGTTAGAGCATTCTGAAGAATATAATGCACTTCCAACCACAGAACAAATACAAGCAACCTGTGGTGTTGAACTTAAAAAAGTTGACATTGATGAAAGACACAAAAATTGGTTCTTTGATGAATTTGAAACTTTTTGCAGACACAAGGCATTAGAACTTGCCATCATACAATCAGCAGATTTATTAGAAAATGGCGACTATGGTCAAGTAGAAGATAAAATTAAAAATGCAGTGAGAATAGGACTTACAAAAGATTTAGGTACAGATTACTTTTTAGATCCTAAAGCAAGATTGCTATCACTCAAAGATAACAATGGCACAGTAAGTACAGGCTGGTCAGCATTAGATCAAAAACTGTATGGTGGATTTAACAAAGGTGAATTGAATATATTTGCAGGACAGTCTGGTGCAGGTAAAAGTTTATTTTTACAAAACGTTGCATTGAACTGGGCAAACGTTGGAATGAATGTAATCTACTTTACATTTGAATTAAGTGAAGAATTAAGTTCTATGAGAGTTGACAGTATGTCAACTGGTGTATCAACAAATGAAATATTTAAAAAAATTGATGACATTGATTTGATGGTTAGAATGCAAGGTCAAAAATCTGGTAAGTTTCAATTAAAATATATCAGCAGTGGTGCAACAGTAAATGATTTACGTAGTTACTTAAAAGAATATGAAGTGCAGACAGGCACTAAACCAGATTGTATCTGTGTTGACTATTTAGACTTGTTAATGCCAATATCAAAAAGAGTTTCGCCAAGTGATTTGTTTATCAAAGACAAATATGTATCTGAGGAATTGCGTAATTTAGCAGTTGAACAACAGATTGTACTAGCCACAGCATCTCAGTTAAACAGAGCTAGTGTTGAAGAAACAGAGTTTGATCATTCGCATATTGCAGGTGGTTTGAGTAAAATACAAACAGCAGATAATGTTATAGGTATTCAAACAAGTAGAGCTATGCGTGAACGTGGAAGATATCTGATTCAACTTATGAAAACAAGATCAAGTGGTGGTGTCGGAACTAAAATTAACTTGGCATTTAATATAGATACCTTAAGAATCACAGACTTAACAGAAGAACAACTGGCTGAAGATGACAATATGACAACAGCCAATGTAGCAAGTACTATAAAGAAAAGAACCAGTGTAATAACACCTAAAAAACCTGAAAATCAAGGCGCACAGGTGGCTGAAAAGGTTGAACAAGTAGCAAACCTACGTAGTATACTAAAATCAAAACGTCATCAATATTCTAGCGAAAGCGACCTATAGTATGAGTTTATATAGGCTTCTTTTTAGTATAAATAAGTGTATAGGAAAGTAAAGAGTTGATGATCATGAAAAGACACACTAAATCCATATTAGAAGAAATTTCTCAGGCAGTCCCTCAAGACAATAGAGAAGCACTAATTGAGTCACGTGCTAGTCACGTAATATCATCTGCTCTAAATCTAATTGACATGCTGTACGAATCTTATGATGAAAACACTGCTGGTGAATTATCTAGACGATTAATTAACAGCATTAAGAGTTCAGATCCTGCAAAATTTGAGCGTGGCATAAGAAAAGTGAACAGCAAAGATGAACCTGACAGAACTTAATATTACAGAAGACGTAAACACACACTTAACACATCTTGAAGATTTATCTTTATTCAAAGGTAAAAAAGGTGCTGTAGAAGCCATACGTTTTTTAAAAAACTTATCAACAATAGTAAAAGGTCATTCACCAAAAAAATTTAATGTTACTACAAAATGGGATGGGTCTCCTGCAATAGTTTGCGGACGTGATCCAAGCGACGGCAAATTTTTTGTAGGCACTAAAGGTGTTTTTGCAAAGTCCCCAAAATTAAATAAGTCAGCAAATGATATTCAACAAAATCATGCAGATGCAGGCGATAACGATAAAAGCGGATTACGTCAAAAACTTAATACAGTATTACAACATTTATCAAAATTAAATATACAAAATGTACTTCAAGGTGACTTAATGTTTACACAAGGTGATTT